CTTTTTTATTGATAAAGGTTACTGGGATGAATATCTATTGGTAACTAATGGTAATACAATTGTAAGATGTAACGAGAGTCATTTGTTTGAAACCACTGTTGGGTGGATATCTGCTTCTAAGTTAGAAAATGTTGGCGGAGCACATGTGCTTATGGATGACAACAAATACAGTTATTGCAATGTGATAAAAACAGGCGATCGTATTCCTATCGTTGATATCAATGTAAATCATGAAAATCACAGATATTACACAAATGGAGTATCTTCGCATAACACTGGTGTTGGCAAAAGTCTATTCATGTGTCACTGTGCTTCTGCTAATATGATAGCTGGTCTTAATGTTCTATACATTACTATGGAAATGTCTGAGGAAAAGATTGCAGAACGTATCGATGCTAATCTTCTTGATACGCCTATCGATCAACTTGCAGCCTTACCAAAAGATATCTATGATAAGAAGGTTGAAAAGATCCGTAATAAAACAGTTGGTAAATTAATTATCAAAGAATATCCAACTGCTTGCGCTGGTTCGGCTAACTTCCGTCATCTATTGGAAGAATTGAAAATTAAGAAAAACTTTGTACCAGATATTATCTACATCGATTATCTGAACATTTGTATGTCATCAAGGATAAAAAATGGAGCCAACGTCAATAGTTATACCCTTATCAAAGCAATCGCAGAAGAGCTTAGAGGGCTCGCAGTGGAGTACGATGTTCCTGTCGTCTCTGCGACTCAAACAACTAGAAGCGGATTTTGTCTAAGTCTCGATACGAAAGTATTTGTTAACAATCAAAAGACCAATATCGTTAACATTAAAATTGGGGATAGAATTGATACATTTGGTGGTCAAAATATCGTAAAGCAAATTTTTCCTATTAAAAAGAAAACAGCATATAAGATTACTCTTGCTAATGGCAAAACAATCATCTGTAGTAAGGAACACTTGTTTCCAACTAAAGATGGTGAAAAAAGCCTCAAAAAAGGTCTTAAAGTTGGTGAGTATCTACAAGTTAAATAACGGTAATTTATAATCTGAAAAATCTTCTAATCGTTTTTGTATCTATAGCATTGAAGAAAAACAAAGAAAGTTTATTAAAAAAGGATGTGAAGTGCCAGATGGTTGGGTTATTGGAAAAGGTACTTGCTGGTATAACGATGGCACAAAATCGTACAGCATTGATATTTGGGAAGAAGCAAGATACAATGAACTTGGATATGTTAGAGGGAGGTTGGGTAATGTGGTCTGAAATAGTTAGTATTGAAGAAATTGGTAAGATGGATATGATTGACATCGAAGTATCAGGAAATCATTTATTTTACGCTAATGATATTTTAACTCATAACTCGAACAGCGACGTGGGATTGGAAGATACATCAGAATCCTTTGGACTCCCAGCCACAGCTGATTTTATGTTTGCACTCATCACGTCCGAGGACTTGGAGCAACGTAATCAAATTATGGTTAAGCAACTCAAGAATCGCTATAATGATCCAGGGAGCAATCGTAAGTTTGTTGTTGGTGTGGATCGCAGCAAGATGCGGCTTTACAATGTAGAAGAGACAGCTCAAGATTTGTCTGATGATCGGCCAATTATGGATAATACCCAATTTGGCGAACAGGATTATGAACGATCAAAACCAGCTTCTAAATTTGACCGTAGTAAATTACAAGGCTTTAAATAAACATCTTGACTTTTTATAAAAGCTAGGCTATAATGATAATATGATAGTTTGGAGATTGGGGATGATTAGAATTTTAATTAATCTTGTAGTATTATCTATTTTTCTTTTATTTGTAAGATGGGTTACAAATGGCAATATCGAAGAAATGATATTGTACATTGGTTGCGTGGCTCTTTTCGAACTTAATATGTTGAGGGATGAAATTAGCGATCTTAAGAAAAATACCAAGAAAACCGACTGGAATGATTATGTATAAATAATTGCAGCAACTAACAAGGAAACTGCGACTATGCCAACGAATAGAAACGACCTTAATTTCCAGCAAGGCGAAACATTTCAATTAGCACTCAATATTCAAAATGCTAATAATATGAATATCGACTTGAGCACTTATTCAGCAGCTATGCAGCTTAGACAATCTTATACAAACAACATAGTTGTTGAATCTATGTCTACTGCTAATAGTGAAATTATGGTTGCTAATCTTGGTTGGTATGCGATAACATTGCCAGCTAGCAGAACTGCTGCGGTAAGTACAAATGGTGCGGTTGGTTATCCACCAAAAGTTATCTATGTTTATGATTTGACATTAACAAGCAATACAGGTATCTCTACAAAAATTATGTATGGCCAAGTTAATTTCTATTCTCAGGTTACTAGATAATGGATCCTTTTAGAATACAGCTGGCTAATACCCAACAGTTTCTATATACGTATACCATTCCTACAAGAGCATCTGCTCCAATAGCTAATGTAAACACATACAGCATACAAATGAGCAATGTTAATCAGTTACATATATTCTTTATCGATCCTTTGGATACTAAAGAAACTTATCTAAATCCTTATACTGGTGAAATGCAAAGTCCATATAATTGAAAGGTACATCTTTTGTCTATGCATCTTGTTGGCCCATACCTTACTACTTCTCGTTATAACTCTAAAACTAAAAAATCTAAATCTAAAAAATTAGCTGAAGCAACCGCTAAACACGACAAGTGGCTGAAAGAACGTGGTTTACATCCAAACCAACGTGAGCTTCAAAAAGCCTATCGAGGCCAAATTAAATTTAACATTCCTGACTATACTACTGAAAGTCTATATGAATTGGGCAATCAGGTAGGTAATGGTTATAAACGTGGTATCATGGAAAAGATGCGCGATGAATCGCCAGAGGTTCAAAAAGCTATCCTTGATAAAGCTGCTCGTACAATGCCATTGTATAACAAAGGTGGCTATCAATATGCGACTCCGGAAACCGATATGACATTAGTTGGCAGTAGATCTCGAAGAAATTAATAATTCGCTCCTTTGTTATATAAATAAAAATAAAACAAAGGAGCGAATAAAATGACTGTTTATCATACTCATCATATTATACCAAAACATGCTGGCGGTAGTGATAATCCGGAAAATTTAATTAAATTAACTGTAAAAGAACATGCGAATGTTCATAAAAAACTTTATGAAGAACATAATCGCTGGCAAGATTATGTTGCATGGAAAGCATTGTCTGGTCAAATAACTAAAGCAGAAGCAATTAAAATGGCACAATCGATTGGATCTAAAAATAGATCTAAACAATCTAGACAAACTGCTGCTGAAAAACGTAAAATTACTATCGATGAAAAAGGTTATATTCCAACTTGGAATACTGGTTTAACTAAAGAACAACATCCATCTTTGATGGAAGCTTCTATAAGAGCAAAAGAACACCAAAAACAAGGTTTGATTAATTGCATTGGCGATCAAATGCGTGGTAAAAAATTTGATGATAATCATAAACAAAAACTTTCTGATTCAGCTAAAAATAGAAAAAAAGTTAAATGTGAACATTGTGAAAAAGAAGTAATACCGCAAATGTATAAAAGATGGCATGGAATTAACTGTAGCAAAAGTAGGAGAATGTAATGAATGAATTTAAGTGGTATATGATAATGGCGACTATAGTAATGACAATTATTATGGGTGGTGCTGCAGTAAGTGATTGGCATAATATGGACTGTCGGTTAACATTGGCTCAAGCTGGACGTACTCCAGCTGATATTAAGGAGATATGTAAATGATTGATACAAATGTAGCTTTTGTACTAGTTGGGTTAGCTATGATTACAGCTTGCTTGGGATTTGTTGTGTGGGAAGGAATGTGAAAATGAATCGTCGTAGTTTATTTGGAGCATTGGCACTATCGCCTTTAATGGCTGTAGCTGCCTTTGCTAAGGAAGAAGTATCTGGTGAGCCATTGAATAACTCGGTAAACCTAACACTTCATGGCGTAAAGAAACCAGATGGCGAGATGATGAGACTTAGTAATGGCCCTATTATGTTTAATACATTGCCTCAGTACGATCCTGAAAAACAGGTATCTCTTGCTGTTGGTGATGATGGTAATCTATGGGTGAAGAGTAAAAATGGTCAGTGGAAAAGGGTGGTAACTGAATAATGGATTACAAAGTCATTAAGAACAACGGTCAGTATGATATTGTTGAAACAAAAACTGAACATGTAATCAACACTTTTAAAACTGAAACTGAAGCACGTGTCGTTTCTCGTATGTATAATCTTGGCGGTGGTTTCGCAGGTTGGACACCAAAATTTATTTTAAATAAAGTTGATGTTGGCCGATATATTACTGTTGGACTTGACTAAATAAAAGTAATGAAATTGGTTTGCACCTTTAGAGGTGTTCGTGGCAAGGGAGTCGAAAGTACAGTATCGATACCAAGGAAAAGTCTGGGAATAAACAGTGGGGTTCTGTCCGGACAGCCAGTTTCTATTGCTTCAAGGGGAGATCTTAGGGTCTCCCCTTTTTCATTATATAAATATAATAAAAATAATTATATTGGAGTATTTTCATATGGGAAATTTTATTAAATATCTATTAGAAGAAAAAGCAAGCAAAGAAGATTTTGGCGATTTAGGAAATGATCCAAAAGGTAAATTGCATGAATTATTAGTAGGTATGCACCTTAATGGTGGCAAACATATGGAAACATTTAGAGACGAAAATAAGAAAACACCAAAACAAGTTCACGATGAAATTGCAGAAAAACTTGGTGGAGTAAACTCTCCTCAATATAAAAACTTCAGTGAAAGAGCTAAAAAAGCTGCTGAAGATATTAAAAAACAATTAGGTTTAAAGGATGAAGATATTGCTCATGTTAGATGGACTTCTAAACATGGCGATTTAGAATCTGCCACAGGTATACCAGCTACACAAACACAAGATGGATCTGATGTGCTTATCACAGACCGTAATGGCAGACATCATGGTGTAAGTTTAAAAGTTTCGAATGATAATCAACCGATTACTCTTTCTAACGGTGGTGTCGAAGATACTTATGGTGGTAGTAAAATTCATGAAGATAATAAAAATAAAATTAAAGAACAATATCCTGAATTGCAGCATATTTCTAATCCAGAACAAAGAAAAGAATGGTTGAGAAATAATCCAGAAGCAAAAACTAATATTAATGGAAGAAATGTTGCAACATTGCAAAATATAGCTAAACATATGGCTGAACAAATCAGTAATATGACACCAAAACAAAAAGTCGAACATATAAGAAAAACTTTAAAAGCATATTCTACACCAATGCAAGCGCATGGTCATAACCATATAAGACACTTCACGGGTGGCGGTCACAATCCTGTTTTAGAAACATCTCATCCAGGCGAAGACCATGAACATTTTTTAAGTCATCCAGAACGTATAAAAGTTAGACACGCAGGTACTTCTATATATTTTGAACATCATGGTGAAGATGGCAAAGTTACACCGTTTGCTATGCAAACTGCTAAATTTAGCAGTCAATCAGATCCTTTATCTTCTTTAGTTGTTACAGGAAAAGAAGTTAAAAGAAAAAAAGATAAAGCACCAGCAATTGCTCCAATTTTGCAAACTGAAAAACCACCAGCAGTTAAAAAACCAAAAATAAAACAACCGAAATCTGAACAAATTGCTCAAACTGCTAGCAGCACCATCGGTGATAAATCTTTTTATAGCCCTTCAGAAATTGGTAGACATTCAGATGATGGTGGTAAAGCAATAGATGAAAGTAAAAAGTCATCAGGATTAGGTTTCAAAAAATTACTTGAGATGATTGGAAGATAATATGTTAAGTTTTAAATCATTTATTATTGAAGAAGAACAAGAAGCCGAAGGCAAGAAACTAAAACATCTTACACATCTTGAAGATAAATCTTTTCATGAAGGCCATCAAGGTGTATCTGAAGCTGATAAAACACTTCGTGGTGTTGAAAAGCAAATTGAAGGTAAACCAACTAAAACTAAAATTTCAACTAAATGGGATGGTGCGCCTTCTATCGTTTATGGACATCATCCAGAAACTGGCCAGTTTTTCGTTGCTTCTAAATCAGCATTTAATAAAAATCCAAAATTAAACTATACACCTGAGGATATCGAACGTAACCATGGCCATGCTCCTGGACTCGTTGAGAAACTTAAAGCAGCATTAGAACATCTACCAAAAGTTGCACCAAAAAAAGGTGTATTCCAAGGCGACTTGATGTATACTAGACCTGATGTTGCTGCGGAAGGTGATAAGGTAAGTTTCCAGCCAAACACTATTAAGTATTCTACTCCTGAAAATGGTAAAGAAGCTAAGAAAATCAAAGCTGCTCAATTAGGATTAGTAACTCATACAAAGTATGTTGGTAAAAAACTTGAAGATATGGCAGCAACTCCAGTTGATGGAACAGAAGGTTTCAAACAACATCCTGACGTTCATCAAATTGATCCAGTAACAAATACTGAAAATGCGCATTATACTCCTGAGATGAAAACTGAATTTCATAATCATTTGGAAAATGCACGTAGAGCATATGCTGATATGGCTCCAGAATATCCAGACATCATTAAAGGAAATGAATCTTGGATTGAAGCTCATGTTAATGATCAAGTAAGAAAAGGTGGCAAACCATCGGCTGAAGGTTTCCTAAAATATATGAAAGACAGAAGAGATAAAGAAGTTGCTAAACTTAAATCTCCTGCTGGTCAAGAAAAGAAAAGATTAGAACATGATAAGAACATTGATAATCTAGAAAATAACAAAGGCGAACTTGAAAAACTATTCAAGTTGCATGGTCATTTGCAAGGTGCTAAGAACGTATTAGTAAGAGCTCTAAATTCATCAGGCGATTATGATCATGAAATTAGTGGTGAAAAAACAGGTCCAGAAGGATATGTTGCTGATGGTACTAAACTTGTTGACAGAGAAGATTTTTCTAAGAAGAATCTATTAGGTGCTGGTGCATTCCAAAAGAAACCAAAAGAAGATGATCCAAAACCAATCGTGTATGCTCATGTCAGAATGAATCCTCCTACTGCTGGTCATGAAGCATTAGTAAATAAGGTTAAAGAAGAAGCTGAGAAGCAAGGCGCTGATCATTTAATTAATGTTACCCATTCACAAGATCCTGAAAAGAATCCATTAACTAAGGAACAAAAACTTGCCCATCTTAAAGAAATGTTTCCTAAAACTAATTTCGGCTCGACTTCTGAAGAAGAACCAAATTTAATAGATCATTTAAAAAAATTAAACAAAGCTGGTCATAAACATCTTACATTGGTAGCTGGCAGCGATCGTGCAGAGTCAATGAAAAAATTGCTTAATGACTACAATGGAAAAGAATATAACTTTGACAAAATTAATGTAGTTTCATCTGGTGAAAGAGATCCTGATGCTGAAGGTACAACTGGTATGTCTGCAACTAAGATGCGCGATCATGCAATAAATAATAGGTTCAACGAATTTGCTTCTGGCCTTCCATCTACAACAAAACCAGAACAAGCAAAAAGATTGTTTAATGACGTTAGAAATGGAATGGATATTCCTATTGATAGTAATACTCATCCTATTAAATTGAAACGCTACGCTGAAAGAAATGATCCTATTGGCGAAAAGGCTCGTAAAGAATTAAGTCGTCGGGTAGCAGATAAAGTTACTAAAAAGAGAAAATAATAATGGCAATAGATGAAAGTGCATTCTTAAAAAAGTTCGCAAAAGCTCTTGGTGCAGAAAATGTACTGGAAGAGATGGAACAAAAGAAAATTAAAGAACAAAAACTTCTTGAAGGTTTAAATAATGCACTTACAAAATTGACGGTTGGTGAAAAATTGGTTGTTGAAGAAACATTTAAAGAACCAGTACCATTAATTACTGAAGATATCCCAGTTGGATTACCAGCACCAACATCAAAACCAAATGAGCCAAAGCCAATTCCTCTTGGCGCTCAACCATTACCACAGCTTCCTCATAAAGATTTAATTACAAAATCAGTTGATGCTATTTCACAGAAAGCACGTGATGAATACGTAGCTGCTGTTGATGCTGTACCAAACAGTATTCGCAAAGAACTTGATATTATTAAGAAAACAATTACTGATTTGCATCGTTATGCATCACGTGCTTCTCAAATGGGCGGCGGCGGTGAAGTCAACCTTCGCCATTTAGATGACGTCAATAGATCTTCTATCGCTGACGGTCTCTATCTTCGCTACGATGCAGCTACAAAAAAGTTTGTGTTTGACGATCCAGTTTCCAGTCCAAACTTATTGAATGTCGCCTCTGATAT